CATACACTAAACAAAGTGTTAGAAGAATTCCAAGATAATAACAAACATCTATTTATTGAAAACAAGTAAGGAACAGTAGTATGAAACATTTAGTCGGTAAAAGAATGATGCAAGAAGTACAATTTATGGATGAAAAAGTTAAAATCCGTAAGTTATCAGTACAAGAGATTTTGAAAATTCAAGATCAAACCAAAAAGGTTAAAAATGGAGACGAAGTCTCTACATTAAGAACAATGATTCGCNTAGCTGTAGAAGGTGCAGAAGAACTGTCAGACGCTGATGTTGACTCTTTCCCACTAGACGAGCTAAGTAAATTGGGTGCCGAGATTGTTAAATACTCAGGCATGGCGGGGGCCGAAGCACAGGCCGAAGAAGCGGGAAACTAACCGAGGAAGAACTTGCTATCTATGAATTAGCGTATAATTTAAGAATGTCTGTAAATGATGTTTTAGATTTACCTTATGAAGAATTCCTAGGTTGGTTTAAGTTTTTCAAAGTAAGACCTGTAGGCTGGCAAGAAGATAATCGCACAGCCCTTCTTTTAAGTGCTCAAGGTGTTAAAAAGAAACCACAAGAGATTTTTCCATCATTAGCGGCAGTATATAAAGGTAGCAAAAAGCAAAGTTCGCTTGATCCTAACTTTATTAAAATGTTACAAAAAGCAAGAGGTGGAGATAAGTGGGAACCTACTATAGAGGACTAGAATGCCAAATTTAAATGTAAAAGTAGATTTTCAAAACGAACTACAAAAGCTTAAAAAAGAAGTAAAAGAAATTGCAAATGATAGCGTAATTGATCGTACCGCTTTTGCAACAGAGGCATTAGCTAGGGTAACCCCTGTGGATACTGGTTATGCACGGAGTAGGTGGACACATAATGTCGAAGAAGACATTAATGGTAATATGGTAGGTATAATTGATAATGATGCCCCATATATAGGTATACTAAATCAAGGTCATTCTCAACAGGCACCAAGCCTTTTTATTGAGAAAACGTTGATTGCTATTGGAGAACTTGAAGACCCAGTAGTAGAGTACTTAGACGAATAAATTTTTTGCCCTAGATGGTTCCCATAATTGGGTTTTCATTTAGGGCATTTTTATTAAGGAGATAGAGAATGGCAGTACAAATTCAAGTACGTTCCGACTCTAGGCAGGCACAAGTAGATTTAAAAAGACTTGAAGCATCACTAAATTCAGTACAAACTAGCGCAGCTAGCATTAATCGTTCAATTAGTGGATTAGCAACTGCAACTAAAGTGGCGTTTGCTGCTTTACCAATTGCTGCTCTAGGGACAGCGGCTTTAAGAACAGCCGCATCATTTGAAACATTAAATGCAAGACTTGTAACAGCAACAGGAAGCACTCAAAAGGCAGCAAGCGCTTTTATAGCTGTACAAAAAATTGTAACAAAAACACCATTTAGTGTTAAATCATTAACTGATGCGTATGCAAGGTTAGCTACCACAGGATCAAGAGTATTTAGAAGTCAAGCTCAAATTGAACGAGGAATTCAAAATATTGCAGACGCAGTATCTGCTGTAGGTGGTGGTAATGTAGAACTACGCAGAGTAGCTAGCGCATTTGAAAGAATGGCTAGTGAAGGCCGCATAACCGCAGAACGNTTAAATCAAATTACAGATGCAGGTATACCACTAACTAAAATTGCTAAGTCTCTTGGCTTAACAATGGAAGAATTAAGATCAGAAAGTGAAAAGGGAACTTTAACATTTGCAAGACTTTATAAAGCATTTCAAAATGTAGCAGAGGCAGCAGATGGCTTTGGTGGAGCTGCCGCAAGACAAGTAAATACACTTAATGGAGCATTCTCTAACTTAGGTGACGCTTTTGATATTTTAGCAGATAGAAGTTTAAGACAGTCTGGGTTAAGCAAAATATTTATTAGGTCTATTATTGATATGACCGATTCAATCAATAACTTTTCTAAAGGTATTGAGCTAGATATAGCTACTGCTATATTTGAAATTACTTATTTTTATGTAAGGGCAAGAAAATTATTCAAAGACATTGGCTCTGTTATTTATGAGTTAGGCGCTAAAACTGTTAGTTTAATTCCTACCTTTAATATTAACCCTAGCGAATTAAAAAGTTCAATTAAAGAAGCTTTTAATAATATTGACTTTAAAGGAATAATTAGTAGTTATAAGTTAAAGCTAAATGATTTTATTCCTGGATTAGAAGATGTTAAAAAATCAATCTTTAATTTTGGAAAATATATCAAAGATGTATTCTATGATATTTGGGATACAGTTGTAGGTAACTCTACATGGCCCGACTTAATTAAAGGGGTAGTAGAATGGGCAGGTAAACTACAAGGCTTAGTAAAACCACATTTAGAAAGTTTTAAACTTTTTGTAATTAACTTATTTAAAGAAATTCAAAATAAATTTAACGAGATTACAAGTAAAGTTTCTCTTGAATTTAATGTTTCCTCAGATACAACTGCCTTAAGTAAAGTTTCTGCATACCTAACACAAATTAATACTAATATTGGAAAATTAATTAGCAATGCTAAACAACATCCAGCAGTTTCAAAATATTCAAACAGTCTTGAAGAAGTAACAAAAACTATCTTAAATTCATACAAAGAGCTTGCTAAAACTTCAAGCTTTCAAACCCTAAGGGGTACGTTTAACTCAATAGCTGTTGTATTATCGGAGTCATTGCTCCCTCGATTAATTGCTCTTTTTGGTGCAATTGTAGCTTTTGCAAAGGTCGATCCAAAGGCCTTGATACTAGAATTTAATGCAGTAATTGACAAAGTAACTTTACAAGGAACATTAGACGACAAACTAGCAGGTGCCGTAAAAGAACAGGCNAAACAAATTTCAAAAAGCCTAGATGATGCTGTAACAGGATTTAAAACTAAATCAAAAGAAGGCTTAACTGGATTTGAAGTTACAGGAAACTCCTTTAACTTTTTAGGGGATTTACTAGGTAAGCTAGTTGGGGATGCCTTTGGCACTGGGGTTAAAAATTCTTATTATACAATACAAGAACTTTTAGTAGGGGTTGTAGCCTTTGCATTTAGCGCTGCTTTAAGAAAAATTGTTGGGGCTGCAATTGTTGTTAGACTTGTATTTGGAGAGCAATCTTTTGCTCAAAGCCTTGGTAAAATTTATGATTTAATTTCTCAATTTGGTAATAGAGTACTCAAAGGTGCTGGTGTTCCGGACTACGCTACAGACAGTGGTGTAGGTGGATTTATAGCTGGCCTATTATTTGGTGGATTAGCNTTAGCCACTATTACTGGTAAACTTGTACCAATTCTTGTAGGAGTTGCTAAGTTAATTGGCGCATACCTCATCGTACCTAAATTGTTTGAGGGTAAAGACGCAAATAAAACTGTCAATGGAGCAGAAACATTTGGTCAAAAGACAGGTAGAATGCTACAAGTGGGCATGAGAGCAGGTTTCTCAGCTGCTGGTGGTGTTGCTGCTTTACTTGCTGCTGAAAAGTTTAGTGATTTCTTTGAAATTGAAGACAAACTTAATCGTGCATTTGTTGAAATTGGATTCTCTATTGGTGGGGCTATGGCTGGAGCCATGATTGGTGGATTCTTGGCTAGCTCATTAATTAAAGGTGGTGCGTGGATAGCAATGGCTTTTTCATTGCCTGTAATTAAAGCAGCCTTAACAAGGCTTGCATTAAGTACAGTATTGTTGGGCGCAATATTCCCAAGTGTAGCTGGTATTACAACTGCAGTAGGTGGTATGCTTGCTACCTTAGCTACTGCGCTTTCAGCCCCAGTAATTCTTGCGGCATTAGGTGTTGCAGCAGGCGGTTTCTTACTATATAATGTGCTTTTTGGTGAAGAAGGCTCTTGGGGTAGCAAGATCAAGAAGTTATTCTCAGAACAAATTATACCTTCAGTCAAAACTTTCTTTACAGAGATCTTTGATTGGATGAGTACAAAGTTAGATGAAATAGGTAAACGAATTAAAGGATTCTTTACTTTTAATGGACAGCCTAGTAATAACTCACAAGGTGGCGGGTTAACAGCAGACCCCATGCTTGGTTTTGCCTCTGGTGGTAAAGTCTCTGGATCTGGCACTGGCACATCAGACTCTATCCTTGCTAGATTATCTAATGGCGAATACGTTGTTAATGCCAAAGCGACCTCTCAAAATAGAGGCTTGTTAGAGCGTATTAATAATGGACTACCTGCTTTTAATACTGGCGGTTATGTAGGTAATTTTATCAGACAAGCAGAAGGTGATGTTCCAAGAGCTTATCATGATAGTTTAAAATTACTTACAATTGGTGTAGGTCATTTATTAACTAAATCAGAAGCAGAACAACTAAAAATACCTGTTGTTAAAAATGGCAAAGGGTACAAGGCTGTTGAAGAACCTAATGTTTATCCCAGAGATACTGTACTAGCTAGAAAAAATCTAAATCCTTTTGGAACAGCAGGCTTAAATGCACTATTTAATCAAGATTTGACAGATCATATTGCTAAAGCAAGAAGAGAGATACCTAGCTTAGATAGTTTACCATTAGCTGGTAAAACCGCTGTTATTGATCATGTATATCAAATGGGTAGTTTTAGTGGTTGGCCTCGAATGAAAGCAAAGTTACTTGCTAACGATTTTATTGGTGCATCTAAAGAATTAGAAAATACAACAGCTTCTAGACAAACGCCAAATAGAATTAAGAGACGTCAGGCATTATTAACTCAGGCTTCTGTTGCTGCTTTTACTAATGAATCAATGATGGGGTTTGCTAATGGCGGTTATGTTAATGATCAAGATTTTGATATGGTTAAAAACTATATTAATAAATTTCTTGGTAATGTCAATGATGACTATATTAATAATCTATTAAAGGGTTATAAAGAATCAGGCTTGTTGACTGGGCATCTAAGTACATTACGCGGAATGACCAAGGGCTATGCCAATGGTGGATATGTTAATGATCAAGACTTTAACATGATTGGTAACTATGTTCGTGGCTTTATGGGTAACGTTGATGATGATTATATTAACAACCTACTAAAGCAATATAAGCAAACTGGACAATTAGAAGGCCACTTAAGTACCCTACGTAATATGACGGGCGGCTATGCTAATGGGGGGTATGTTAATGATCAAGACTTCGATATGGTCAGTAAATATATCCGTAGTTTTATTGGCAATGTTGATGATTCGTACATCAATAATATGCTTAAGCAATACAAACAAACAGGTCAATTAGATGGACACTTAAAAGTGCTTAGGGAAATGACTAATGGCTATGCTAATGGGGGCTCCATTAGTGGCCCAGGCACAGGCACATCAGACTCTATACTGGCTCGCTTATCTAATGGTGAGTATGTAGTTAATGCTCGTGCAACAGCTATGAACCGTGGGCTACTAGAGCGTATTAACGCTGGTTTACCTGCCTTTGCTGTTGGTGGACCTGTTGGGGATATAAAGACTTTAGCGGCACAAACGGGTATAAATTTAAAAGGTATTGAGCTTGATAAGGCGACAACAAAAGAGTTGTTTGAGATTAAAATTGCTTTAGTTAAGCTTAAAGATGCCACAATAAAATACAACTCGGTAGATGCAGATCAACAAAAAGATTTAAAAGACCCGTTACAATCATTAAAAGATATAGCAGAAAACAGACTAGTCCCATTGCAACAAAAGAGTGTTGAAATACAACAAGCAGAGTTAGATTTATCTAAAGCGACCTTTGCAAAAGGTATTGGTGATGCTTCAGCAAAGAGTGTCCGTGGTGACTTTAATACTGGCTTAAGTTCCTTACTAAAGGGCCAATCTAATATTGGGGACTTTGGTGATACACTTTTAAATAGTATTACAGGCAATATAGTTGATAGCTTTTCAGCAGGAAT